AAGCGGCTGCAAGGAGCACACCACGCCCAGTTGTCGCGTTTGCTGTGGTTACGAGGGTGTCGCCAAACGCGGATATGCCAATGCCCAGACGCGCGTCAGATTGCGTCGTCCCGCCAGTGCCGCCCTGTGCTACGGTGAGAGGGAGCGAGATGCTGGCCGTGTCTGCGGGAACGACGTTGGTGCCATCGCAGTAGTAGATGCCACGCGCGCCCGGAGCGATTGTGACGGGTGTCGATCCACCAGATGTATTGAGCGACAAAGTGTATGCGCCGGTCGTGGCGTTGGTGACCCAGTACTGCTGGATTGTGGACGGAACGATGACCGTGCAGTTCTGCCCAAGCGCGCCCTCAAACCGATACGCGATGCGATTGAGGTTTGAACCCGAGAGCGGGAACGTGGCGGGTGTGATGAGGCTAGGAGGGATGGGGAGGATGGTGACGATTGTGTAGTCAAAGGCAAAGACAGCATCTTGGCCGAAGCCAATGGTGTACCATTCTGTGCCGTCTGTGATCAGCGTGGCGCTGTCGCCGGGGCGAAGGCTAAAGGTGGCAAGGTCGTTGATCGTCTGCGAACCTGCTGGATCAATGGTGAGATCGCCGCCGCCTGAGTTACGCACCATGACGAAGTAATTGTTGCCGACCGTAACGGCGGACGGGAGATACAGCGTGCCGGTGCCCGTTCCAGTCCACACCCACGCACTCGCCCGGTTGGACGTGGTCAACGTCGGCGTCTCCGTGGGGGTGGAGGTGGAGGTGGAGAACGTGACGACCTGCGTCGCTTGAGCCAACTGTGAGCCACTAACAGCCAGACCGGGGCCAGCGAGGGCCGACGGCTGCACGGTCGCCGTGGACGCGCCGAAGCGGAACACGCGCCATGTGCCTGCCGCCGTGGTCGTGGCGGCCAGATACAGTTCCCACTGTTCGCCGGAAGCAACGGTGGCGATGATGTTGTTCAAGAAGTCGCGGACGTAGAAGGTATACGACCCGACGTTGTTGAAGAGGATTACCTGCCCCGCGCCGGTCAGCGTCGCGTCTGGCATATCAACATAATAGCCAGCGGCGGACGGCGTTACGTCGATGATGCGCGCGGCGATGTTTACGCCCGCAGCAGCCTCAAGCGGCCACTCAAGTTCGACGTTGGCGCTCAGGGCGAGGGGGAGGTAAGACACGTCCGATGGGTAGATCGTGTTCCCACCAAAAACTTGAGTGTATGACATGGTGGATTAAGCCTCCTTGCGAACCGCAGCGCGGTCGAGAATTTTGCCAAGGTCTTCGCCGTTAAGCATGGCTGCCGCACGGTCGTACATATTCTGCCAGACGGGGATGCGCTCGTCGTTCTTCAGGAACGGCGTGGCCTCAACCAGCGTGGCATACAGGAGCACCTGCGGCGCGTATTCCGTCAACCAGTTGGTCTGCGTGACGTCGTCCAGAAGCGGCGGAAGTTCGTAATACAAGATTTCGATTGGGTACTCCGCGTCAGGCGTCGGCGCGATCAGCCAGTTCTGGTAGTTGTAGTCGGCGTAGAACAGGGGCGTCGCCCGCTGGCTCTCGTCGGGCCAATACGACCGCAGATACTCGTAGCTGCGCGCAAAGACCGGCGTGCGCTGCGCGTTGCCTGTTCCCGTGCCGATGTTGATCGACACGGTGTCGCGCCAGCGGTCTGGCTTGGGGTAGACTGACAGCCCGATTGTCAGGGTGTCGGTCACGACGTTAATGAAGCCCTGAATTTTGAGTTCGCGGGCAATGCGGCGCTCGGCGAGGTTGATCAGGCGCGGGATCTGCTCATAGACGACGGCATCCGAGGCGAGGGTCGCGCCGCGTTCAAGATAGCGGCGGACGTCTTCCTTGAGCGTCTCGAATGTCATTGTCGTGGCCATGCGTCACCTATAGCTGTTTTTTAACGGTTTGGACAGACGCGCATTACACGCCATCGACTGTGCCATCAAAGACACACTCGCCACGGAAATACGCCTTGTCGTTAATCACCTCAACCAGTTCAGGCGGCAGAAGCACCCCGTCCTTAAACGACAGGACCGCGAAGCCTGATGTGTGCGGCGAGGGGTTGTTCTCCGCATAGTCGAACTGCGGGCCGTGAGGGTTTGAGAGCGTCCCTGTATCGACGCCGTAACGGCGGCCATTGTAGTCCGCCCACGGCGTCACAGCGAGGCGGTGAAGGTGGCCGGTCACGATGCTGCGACCTGATTTCAGGGTGTTGTTGTAAGTTGCGTGGATGCCGTTGTGGTAGCGGTGCTTGACCATCAAATTCTCGTTGACCATCGTGGACCACGTAAAGTCCCAGCGGTCGAACTTCTCATCAAGCCGCTGCACAACGCCTTCATACTCTCCGGCGTTGGTGCAAAGCGCACGGTCGAAGCGGGCGTCGTGGTTGCCAACGTTCCAAATCTTGGTGCAGCCTTTTGGCAACACGTCTTCGATTTCTGCGAGGCGATCCTGACACGCCTCAAGTTCCTCCTTGACTGTCGGCAACTCAGCCCAACCCAGAGGGGCGTGGCGACTGACCCCTGCGCCGTCGAAGATGTCGCCGTTGGCGAAGATCACGCGGGGTTTCAGTTCCTTGGTCAGAATGAGCAGCGCCTCGTTAGCAACGGTACGCATCTGGTTGGGCCAGAAGTGTGCGTCGGAGAAGGCGATGGCGCGGCCAGTGTCGATGTTTAGGTCGATCTGGCGCTTGTAGGCACGCCCTGCGTCTTCTGCGGCCCACTTGGACGGCCCGTGCGTTGGAACGCTTTTTAGGACGATACCACGTTGCGCGAGGGTGCTGCGTTTGGCGTAGACAAGACGATCATTTGTGTTGAGAATTTTAGCAACCTTTGAGGGGCTGCCTCCACCTAGTTCCCATGCGCGAATGAACTCGTCGTCTGTACAGATCGGCGCGGCCATATAAATCTCCGGTTAGCGGACCTCTACGGCCCTTATCCATGCTTCGACTGTCAAACGGTGTTTGACACTGCAATCGGCGTATTTCGCAATGATGTCGGCTTCCCAGAGCGAACGCTCAGGGTCGATCATCACCAGCGGGGGGTTTTGGATGGTCGGACACTTCGCCGCTAGGTTTGCCGGTGGTAGAGGCATTGGCGTCACGGACACTGCTTTCGAGCAGCCTGCGCACAGCGTCAGGAGCAGAGCAATCAACAGCAGAGGCAGGAGCCGTTTTGTATATTTCACGTATGGTGTTGGTGCGCTCGGTTGCCACGACATCGGCTTTATCGCGTTCGGCTTCGTACGTTTGCGAAATATCATATACTACCTCTTGCTTCTTGGCCCGAAGCTTCTCAGCCTTCTCCAGAGCCTTTGCATACGCTGCGTCACACTGCCAATCGCGGACTTTGTATCCGGCGGCTGCGCCAACAATAAGAGTGCCTGCCGCCACATACATCACCAAAGGGTTAGGGATCAGGCCCATGCTGCGAACTTGTAAGTCTTGGTGCGACGGTCATCAAGGCCGTGCGTCCCACCATTGATGCGCTTCGTCAGAGCAAGGATGGTGGCATCGTTGACGCCTTGGTCGCAGATCGACCACAGCTTGTTCTTGTCGAAGAACCAGAGTGCGCTTTCAAAGCAGAGTTCACCCGCCACGAGGTCTGGGTTGTCCATGACATCTGGCCGACGGATGTAAGATGCAAATGCCGCATAGTTGTCCTTGCCAGTCAGTTGGAGCGCGCCACGACCACGGTATTTCCAGCCGTCGCCGCTGGCTTCGTCTCCGTTGCCCATGCGGTTGGCGTAGACGCGGTTGGCTATCCTTTGCGGCTGGCGTTCGTAGGCCCGCGCCAGCGCGTCAGTCGGGAAATACTTACCAAAGATGCCGCGAAGCCCTTTGGCGCTGTAGTTGAGGTTCTCGCTGAACGTCTTGAAGCCGCCGCTTTCATGCGCCGTTTGAGCAAAGAAATGTGCAGCCCGATGAGGTGATAGCTTATAAAAAGACGCAGCGCGCTTATACGTGCCCGGACCAAACGCACCATCTGCTGTCACTCCGATCTTCTGCTGGAGGTTAATCAGGCTCATTTATCGTCCTTCCGGCTATTCCACAACTCAAAGAGCGTCTTGATCTTTTCCTCGACCACCGCAAGGCGCACGTCCATCTTCGCCAGAATGATGACCAGCGAGATGAACGCAAGAACGAGCGGCCAAAGCTGGCCGATCAGTTCAACGGTAGAGAGGTCGCCTGTCATTTACGCCTCCGGGTTACGCCAGTCAGGAAAGTCAGCTTGGTCAACCACACCGTCGCCGTTTACATCCCAGCGCAGGTCATGCCGATACTTTTCCCAAGGGGCCATGTCGTCATCGTCTTCGACTGGAGCAGCTACAGGGGCTTCCGGCTCTGGCTCGGGGGCAACGTCCGTCAGTTCCAGTGGCGCTTCCTTGTCACGCGCATTGGCGTTGAGGCTCAGACCACCAAGCAGGCCGACGAACGCGCCAATCACAGTCTGGAAGGCAGGGTCGATTGTCTGAAGGATGGCGGTGCTATCCACCAACTCATTTGGTACGAAGAGGCCAACAACCAGTGCCAGAACCACCACAAGGATAACGGCGGAAAGCGTGACGATAGCCACGCGGATTACGAACTCGACGGTATCATTAACACCGTCAAGTTTACTTTCAAGGTCGCTCAAAAAGCTCATATCAGTTCACCTTTAGCGCAATTGTGGCCAACAGGGCGATAATCCCCCCTGCACTGCCAATCATGACAGCTTCAAGACGCTTGATCCGCAAAATGGTCTCGCGCCACCGTTCGGCGCAGACAGCCTCGTGCGTGTCCATACGGGCGTCAATTTCTTTTGCTGTAACCATTACTTTAAGTTCCGCAGCTTGTAGATGGTGGAGAGATACGTGTCGGTGACTGTGTCAACGAGGTTGGCCACGCCGCGATTGCCACGGCAGATGCCTTCGTGGTTCTTCTCAATCCAGTCCGCATCGCCTTCCAGAAGCGCGAGGACGTCGCCCTTCGTGGTCTCAGGTGCCGGGATGTTGCCGATCAGTTCAAACGCGCCCTGATAGGCTTCCACGAGGTCGTCGATAGCCTCAATGACCTCATTGTAGAAGGTGCCCAGCGCCTGATGCTTGGCGTAGCTGCCGGTGCCGGTCGCGCGCCAGTGCTCGAAGTGGGCGACGTTGCGGGCATAGAACACGCGGCTGATAAGTTGTTCGATCATGGTGCGGTCCTTTATGCCGAGGTGATCGTCTGCCACGCAGACCCAGTGTAGACGCAGGCTTTGGCAAGCGTGGTGTCAAACACCATGAGACCCGCAGCGGGGCTAACGATGGCGTTCTTCTGGGTGGTCGTCATGTTGGGGAGACGAAGACCCTTCGTCGTCGATTGCACATCGAGGATGGCAGAAGCTGACGGCGACGCCGTCCCGATGCCGATGTTGCTGCCGTCATCGTATACGACAGAGGCTACGACCGCCGAGGTGCCAGCACCCCTTACGAGGTAGCCAGAGGTCAACGTGCCTACGCCCGTTCCTCCAGCCGTAACCGGAAGAGTGCCTGTCGTCAGCACACTCGTCGATGTCGCGTACACCGCACCACCCGACGTGAACGAAGTAAGGTTCGTGCCGCCATTTGTAGTAGGCAAAGTGCCAGATACGTGCGTTGCCAGACCAATCTTGCCCCATGACGGGGCAGTGCTGACACCGCCCGAGATCAGGGCATTGCCCGTGGCGACATCAGCCAACTTGCTGAGTGCCGTTGTTGACGAAGCATAAAGCAAGTCCCCAACGGTATAGCTGGCTTGATCCGTTCCGCCAGCCGTGGCCGGAAGAGTGCCGGTCGTCAGTACACTGGTGGATGTCGCATATACTGCGCCGCCTGACGTGAACGAGGTTAGATTGGTGCCGCCATTTGCCGTTGGCAGAGTGCCGCTGACGTGCGTTGTCAGGCCGATCTTACCCCATGACGGAGCGACGCCGACCCCACCAGAAATTAGGGAGTTGCCCGTGGCGACATCAGCCAACTTGCTGAGAGCGGTTGTCGTCGAAGCATACAGAAGATCGCCAACGGCATAACTGGCAAACCCGGTGCCGCCAGCCGTGACGGGGAGAATATTGGCTGGATCGGTAGAGTAGGCTGCGGCGATAACGCTTGCGGCCACCTTCCGGCTGGTGGTGCTCTGCACCACTTCAAACACTTCTGTTCCCGCCAGAGGCGCAGTAGCAGAAGCGAGGGCGGTAATTTTTACGTCAGCCATTGTGGTTGTCCTTCAAGAAAACGGCACCGACAGCGGGAGACAGACCGCTGCCGGTGCCGCCACGGTACAAGGGGAGCACGCCTTGCGTTTCCGTGGTGTCGCTCAGGCCCGCAAGGCGGACATGATCTACACGCGCGGCAACAGTCGAGATGGCGGTAAAACCGCGTCCGAGAGGCTCAGGCGTTGGTGAAAGGATTTGCATCAGATGCCGTCCAGCGGTGTGTCTGGGCGGGGGTACTGAAGTGCGATGACCTCGGGCTGCCGCGCGGGCAGACGATACGGGTCGTAATCGTCGATGTCGTCTTTGCAGACGCGCAGACCGGGGTAGTTCGGGTCTGGGTATAGGTCGTCGAGCGAAAACTTGCGGCTGCACCGGCCACAGATGCCGATACCTAAAGTGGTTTTACCGCGTGTGCTGAGATACACTGGCATCGGCTTACCTTGTGTAGGGTGAAATGTTAGGCGCGATCATCATCGGGCTGTTGTCGCGTTCTTCGGCCTGCGCGACGGCCAGCGCCTGCGCCGCCTTTGCGTCGAGCAGCGGAATGAGGTTTACGTCCACCTCAACCAGTTCGAGGGCCATCTTGGCGGCCAGCATCGCGACGATGGCCTCATACCAACGCTGCGGGACTTCGACTTCCTGCGACATCGTGCCGACGTCCATGATGTGGCGCTGTATCCACGTCACGACCTGATAGACTGTCGCCTGTGCGTTTGGCACCGGCCAGATGTTCAAGACAGGTGACTGGGCCTGACGGTCGAGCCAGAATTGCAGTGGCCGGTTTGACTGGAAGCTTTTATTCGGGAGGTTGGTGTAATCATCCCTGTTCATGCGTGCCATCGGGATTTCGGTCGGCGTATTGCCGAGGTAGATTTGGCTGAAGCCCAGCGTGCCTGAGACGGCCACGACGCGGAAGTATTTCGTGCTGATGCTGCTGGTCAGGTCGAACCACGTCCACTGACCCGCGACTGCGGCCTGATCTTCGTTCTGGATGATCGTCCAGTTGACGCCGTCGTCGCTGCGCTGCAACGAGACTGGGACGGCTGCGGCGGACCAGAGGATGCCGACGGTCGTGACTGCGCCTGTGCTGCTGAACTCAACGGTGCGGCTGGTCGAGGTGTCTGTGTTTGTGCCTGTGACCTCTTGCAGCGTGCGCAAGTTGGTGTTCAGGAGATCAACCGTGCCTGTGTAGGTCGTGATCGTCGGCGTGCCCTCGTAGAGCGGGTAGATGCACTTCTGGATGCACCACAGCGGCACGCCTTGGTTGGCGAGATCCGAGAGCAGCAGGTATAGCTGGTCGTTGGCGATGTCGATGTTCTCGGACGTGATCTGCTCGGCCACCAACTTACAGCGGCGCACGGCGTTGTCGATAACGCGCCGCGTCGTGAAGACCGTCTGGGACACCGTGTTAGAATAAGCCATGAAATCGCGCTCTCTTGGTCAAGGCAGCAGCGAACCGCGAAGGGCAAGCATCTCTGGTGTGATGGGCATACCAAACATCGCCGTGGATGTAAACTCTACTCAAAGGGCATGGGCTGCCGCACGGAACCAGACAGCGGCAAATTCTGCCGTCCGGCGTTCGGCGCTTGCGGCATGGCCTGCCGTCCAGAGGACGACAGCGGAATGTTCTGCCGCGCGGCATTTGGCGCTTGCGGCATGGCCTGACGAGGCCCTGACGCGGCGCTGGGGCTGCCGGGGCGCACGTCATTCGGGTGGAATGGGTATAGGTAACAGAATGTGATGTAGAACGTGTTCGCGTTGACGAATAGGTCTGGGTACACAATCTGCGGGTAAACCAGTTGGATCGGGTAGAACGTGTTCTGGTTGACGAAGAGTTCAGGGGTGAGAATGTCTCCCGCCGACACTGTCGGGCTGTAGAAGACGTTCGTGTTGGTGTAGAGCGCAGGCGCAAGGTTGACCGCGCCCGGTGCCACTGTCGCCGAGTAGAAGACGTTCTGATTGACGTAGAGTGCAGGTGCGAGATCGACCGCGCCGACTGTCACTGTCGGCGTGTAAAACGTGTTCTGGTTGACGTAAAGGTCCGGCAGGAGTGTCTGCACGCCGCCAGTTTGGGTAACTGTCGGCGCGTAGAAGACGTTCTGATTGACGTACAGGTCCGGCAGGAGCGTCTGCGGGGGGCCGGTCTGAGTAATCGTTGTTAGATAAAAGACATTCGTGTTTGTGACGAGCGATGGCAGCAGCGTCTGATTTACGATAGGAGGAGCGGTAAAAATCCAGCCGGTGTTACCGCTGACGTTTGTGCTGTTTGCGCCTGCGTACCAAGACGCACCGCCCGTAGCGATGGAGTTCGTGATTGACAGGTAGTTGCACGAAACCGTCCCAGATGCCTTTGAGAGCGTGTGCGTGGCCGCTGTGGCGCTGCTGATAGTAATTAAATTGCCAGCGGTGCCATTTAAGTTGAAGTTGTTAAATGTAGTTGTCGTACCCGCTGTAAACCGCACCGTCGCAGGCTGAGTGCTGTTGGTGATATTGTTAAACGTGCTGCCGCCTGTAATTGTCAGCGTACCTGTGTTACCTATTTCCAATGTGCAGTTATAGGTAACGCCTGTCGCAGCAGCAAACGTCTTAGTGGCAGCGGCGGTTATGCGGATTTTACCGTCTACTGGGTTTGTCGTACCTACGCTCGTTGTATATCCGGCAGGGGCCGCATTGTTGAAGGGGGTTGAGGTGTTGGAACATACCAAGTTCCCACCATTGAATGTCAGGTCTTTAGTCCCGGTGGCAGTTACGTAATCCCCAATGGAAAGTGTTTGTGCGTTAATGTCAAGCGTTCCGTTTGTGTGCGTTACGGTACGGGTTGTCGATTGCAGTAGTGCGTCTTGCAGCACCCACGTCCCACCGACACCGTTAAAATTTAGAGGAAACGTAAGGGTCCGACCATTGCTGGTGATTGTACGCGGAGTTGCTGATGTGCTTGCAAAAGACCAAACACCTGTAGAGCCACCGGTAAAAGTTCCCGACCCAAAATGCACGTTGCCATATATTGTTTGGCTGTTGTTGCTACCCACATTTCCTGTATAACCGGCAAAACTTAAATTACGTTTTGACCCAGCGCCTAGGGTGATGGTGCCTGTCCCAGCTAAAAAAGTAAAATCAATAGCGTAGGCTTCTGTCAGGGAACCAGAGTTAACAGTAACCGCGCCCGCTGAAGTAGTTACTTCTACAAGTTTATTTGTACCTGATGTAATAAGGTTGGTAGTGGCCGTGCTTGTCCATACAGTGCCGCTTCCGGTAAGCAAAATCTTACCGGTGCCAAAATTTAAGTCTCGTTGGTTTGAGCCAGCAGTTGTAAATATACCTGTTGATAACGTCCTACTTCCTAGGGTTAACGTGCCCTGCGTAAGTGTAAAAGTGTTGGCAGCGCCTAAAGTTAAATTGGTAAACAATTCAAAAGTTGCAGAATATCCGTTTCCATGATTTGCGGTCATTGAGCAGTTGAATGTTGTACCATCTGCTCTGATACCAGCACCGCTAAATGAGTTAAATGTTACTAGACCAGACGCATTCCATGTAACAGGGACATCAAAAAAGAAACCAGTTGTGACTGTACTGGTTCCTGTGCCTGCGAATGTTACGGTTCCAGCATCTGCAACTAACGCATAGTAGACCAACGCCCCAACTAGTGTAACAGTGTATGTTGTCGGCGCTCGAAAATATGCGGCCTCACCCGCAACGGGTACAGAAAAACCCGTAGTTGCAGCATACATTGTTTGAGATGCAAATGTGCCGCCGATGCTGACAACCCATGTGTCTCCAGCGCCGCTTACAATTGTACCAAGCGACACATTGGTATTTGACCAAACGGTATTACCCACAGTGAGCGCGGGTGATCCTGTTGTAGTCAATACAGTGCCAGTGCAAGACGCGGTAAAAATTACAGGAGAAACGCCAGACCAGTTAGCGGTATTTCCCGCAGCCCAATTGCCAGAACCACCTACCCAAAAACGGTCTGGCATGGCTTACGCCTCCGGCTCAACAGGCGCTTCAATCACAGCAAGCCAGTTATCAACGCGGCGCTGGATTTCAGTCACGATTTCTTCAGCCGACATGGGTGTGTCGTCAGGGAAAAAAATCGTATCCATGTACTCGCCACGGCGTGTGTCGATGTTAAAATAGAACTTTGCCATAGCGACCCCTTACAACGTAAAGATGCCCGATGCGTTCCACGTAATCGTGATGTCACCGCCGTTTGGCGTCACTGGCAGGCCGGTCACCGACGTGTCGATGTAGGCCACCAGCGGCGACGTGGCGGCACTGCCCGTGTCGATGTAGATGATCAGAGCCTCAACACTCACCCCCGTGACAGCCGTGAATGTCACGTTACCGCCGCTGAAGGTGCCATTGGTAAACGTCTTCGAGCCGATTGTCTGCGGCGTGCCGACCGAAGCGGCAGACGCCGACGACCAGAACTGGTTCGCAGAACTGTACGTATACGTGCCCGTGTCGATCAGGGCGACCTTGATGGTGCCTGAGGACAGGTTGTTGTTCGCCGTGAACTGGAGCAACTGCTCCTTCCACTTGGGATAAAGTGCGTTTGCCATTTACGTAATCCTTTACTTCTTTTTCGGCGCGGCGGCAAGGCCGACCTCGTTAAAACGGAAAGCCGGTCAGTAGCCTAGCGGGTTGCCCATCCCTATGGGCGGAACACCGTTGAGCGGTTGCGGCATGAGCGGCTGTGGGGCAGCTTGCTGCGCCTGCGTGAGACCGCCCTGCGCGGACGGATCAGACGGCTGCGCCGTGGGCTGCGTGCGCCCAGCAAAATACTGCATCAGTTGCTTCATCATGTCGGGCGTAAAGCCCTGAAGCCCCATACCCTGCGGCGTCGGAGCGTTATACGCACCCATCGCCGTTCCCTGCATCGGCTGCGGTGCGGCACCGAAGTTGGTCGGCTGCTCGGCACCGAAGCTGGGTGGCTGCGGCATCTGGCCAGTGGACCACGACGGTGGCGTCGGGAAGCCGCTCTGGTAAGGCATCGACGGCTGACCGAAGCCAGCCGTCTGCCCAAAGCCGAAAGGCGGGGCGTAGTTCACCTTAGCACTTGCCCTTGGGCATGGCGGCTAGACCGCCAGAAGCCTTCTTGACAGGTGTCCGAGCAGCTATCTGCTGCATAAGGCCCGGTTCCCTCTGTGCCCGAGCAGCAAGTGCCGCCTTGTTGGCCGCGTCCATCTGGTTGATCCCCACCTGCCGCTGGCGACTAGCGGCGGCCATCGCGTCATTGGTGGCTTTCTGCTGGCCAAGCTTAACTGTGTTTGCCTGAATGGTTGCCTGCTGCGCCGCACGGGCCTCACGCAACCGAGTATTTTCGGCAAGCTTCGGCGCGAGAGCCGCTTTTGCAGCGGCATTCTTTTCCATCTGCTGGCGATTGGCGGCCATCAGGCTGTTATTTTGCCGACTTGCTGCGGAAGTTGCCTGAGCATCTTTAAGCTTCTGCAACGTAGCTGTTGCACCAGCAGAAGTAGCTGCGGCCTTTGCCCGCACTTCTGGCATCGTTAAAGGGGCGGCCTTCGGCGGGGTGGTCGCGGCTGCGGGCGTGGCCGCTGTTGCAGGGCCGCCGACAGCCTTCTTAACTGGGCCTCCATTCTTGAATTTGATGCTCAGGCTGCTTGCGGGGCCGTAGCCCTTCTTGACCTCAATCAGCGGACGCTTCGGCGCGACGGGCACAGCCTTCGGCGGAAGCTTCTTGGCGGGGCCGCTGGCAGGTTCCTCGGCCAGACGCGCACGCGCCGCAGCGATACCCGCGCGGCCCATAGCCAGTTCGCGTGACGTCATGCGCGACATCAGGGCGTCGTCGGCCTCGACGGAGCCGCCTTCGGCCTTACGCATCGGCATCTTCGCGCCAGCCTTGCGGGCTTCGCTCATGGCGATGGCCGTCGCCTGCTTCGGGTTGGTTACTTCGGGTCCGTGCTTGGAGCCGCTGTGCAGCTTGCCGGACTTGAACTCGCCCATGACTTTTGCCACTTTAGCCGCGCCCTTAGCTTCATGGGCCGATCCGCCCTTGAAGTACTGCGTCTTCGTGGTGTTCTTAAAACCGTCCATGTCACTTACCTTTCTTGCGGGCTGCCGCTAGATTATCGACCAAATTTGGGTAAGGACGGCCCGCAGCAGCGGCTCGTGCCTTAGCAGATTTCTTCTTCTTAACCGATAGGCTTTTTGGTTCGCCCAGATCCTTCGGGCGCTTCTTGTCCCAAACGGGTTTCACGGCGAAGTCGCTCATATCAGCAGTCCCACTTTTGCAGCGACAGCGCCTTGCGCGTCGGTTTGCCGTTGTCGTCCTTCATCGGCCCCGGCATCCCGCTCATTCGAGCGCAGAATGACTTCCGGCGTCCTGCGGCCTTGGGCGACTTCTTCGCCTGCTTGGCGCTGACTGGAGGCTTGATGTCGTGGCCCTGCGCCTTGAGGCTGGCACGGCCTGCGGCATTCAGGCCGCCTTCTGGGTTCTGACCTTCCTTGCGCGTCCACACACCGCCGCCCTTGGCCATAGCGAGAGGGCCTTCACCGTGCGGCTTGTTGGCCACCTCGTGCATCTGTGCGTCGCGGTTGTTGACGAACTCTTCCTCGCGCATGTGGAGGTCGGGGTCGCTGCTCAGTGAGGTGGCGAGGCCGCCCTCTTGGAAGGGCATGCGCAAGTTGGCCATGACGCCTTGCTGCTGCGGATTGATGCCCGCGCCTGCGGAGAAGTTTGGGTTGCTATACTGCGCCTGAAGCTGCTGGAGCGTCATACCGCGAAGGTTGGGGTTGGCCCGCAGTTGCGCGCCAAGGTCGATCTGGCCGTTCTGCACGGGCATCTGCGCGCCGATCTGCATACCATTCGGCATCACGTTGGCGTTGATGCGCGGTGGCTGGCCTTGCTGCGGCATCCGCATTGGCTGGCCCTGCGGCATCGACGGCTGCGGGCGCACCCCTAGAGCGTCGTTGATCTGCTGCTTGGCGCGGCTGATGCGGAAGTCGTAGTTTTCCATTAGTCGGCGTAGGACTTAACCATCTCAAGGATGATCGTGTACGTGTCGCCTGCGGTAGTGTCGCGCGTTGAGAACAACACCTGCCCGGTCTTGCCCGTGCCTGAGTTGTCCCAGAGGCCGCCGAAGCTTTCGTAGTCGGAGACGTAATTGCTGTTCTGGGGGACCACGGTAATCAGGACGTCGGTGGTCGCGTCCCAATACATTTCAACTTCCATGCCGTGCGTCATCGCGTAAATCTTGGTGATCGTTACGGCGTCGCAAGCCTTATTGGATGCGCTCTTGTTCAAGTTGCTGGGGATCACCTTGGCGACTTTGGTTTCGCCTGTGCCGTCCGAAAGGTCGGTGAATTTCATGATGGCTTTGCGTTCGCCATCAAACAAAATCTGTGTTGCTACTGCGTCGGCCATCTATTTCGTTCCTTGGTAATCAGGGGCTGCCTTCCGACCGGGTAACCCCCAATCCAGCCAGCAGCCCCCTCTTATATCACCGATCTAACGATCAGTCATTAGCCGTCTTTTGGACGTACAGGTACGTCACGCGGACCTGACCGGCAGTGGGCTGGCCCACTGAGGTCACCGTCGCCACAACCGGACCAGTGTTGCCGATGTTGGCCATCGACGTAAGCTGGGCCGCCGTGAACGTCGGCGTGGTGCGTGCAGCAGTCTTGGCGTTAACGCCGCTTGCGTAGGTCGTGCCAGCAGAAGCTGTGCCGACTGTCAGCGTTGCGGAGGTCGCGCTGTTGTATGCCGTAAGCACATCGCAGACGATGTTCAAAATCTGCGAACCATAAGGCAGATACACTGTTGCGTTCTGCACCAGCGTTGCGTCGAAGTCGATCAAGACCGTCTGCGAGAGCACGGCGAAACCGAGGTTAGGACCGCCTGTCTTACCGGCGTTAATGTCGCCGGAGGCCAGAGGGCCGCTGAAGGTTGTCTGGGACATATTCATATTTCCTTTGCAAAGGTAGCTATAGCGGTCGGTGATGTATCACGTTTGTGGCGGCGTGGCTAGATGCGATTGGAGATACGCCTTGGCGGCGTCCAGCAGCGCCGTATCATCGTTGAAAAGGCCGATGGCGGTGTTGCAGGCGGAGCAGAGTAGGGCGCGGACTGCGCCTGTTTTGTGGTCGTGATCGACGGCCAATGAAACGACTTTTCCTTTGATCTCGTTGCTTTCTGCTTTGTGGCAGATCGCGCAGCATCTGCCTTGCTCAGTGAGCATTTCGTTGTAGCGGTCAATGGTGATGCCGTACCGTTTTTTAAGGTGAAGACTTTTGTGGTAGTCGGGGTTCGCGGCGCGCATTTTGCGCCCGTAAGCTGCCATGTAGGCTGCATGCTCTACGCGGGTTGTTTCGGACACAATGGGTTCGCGCCAGTAGAAATTGTCTACGCCCCACGGCTCGTCGCTGTCGATCCGCTGGATCATGACACGGCCTTCCGGCTTTGCGGGAACGTCGCGGACGAAAGACCAGAAGTCGTTCTGCCAGTCTTGCGGGATGCTATTGGGGTAGTAGCGGCGCAGACTGCACCAAGCCTTATACGCAGGGTGCTTTTCCTTTGACCCCCAGTCGGCTGGCCGCGTCGGCTCTGGGGTTCCGTGGCGGGCGACACGTTTGCGATGTGTATCGCATAGGCCCTTGGAAACAGAAGGTTTTGTGCAGTTATGAATTTGGCACTTGGTCGGCATCTGAAAATCCTCTGTGGTAGGAGTATCTCTACCCCTACCACATTGGACTGGTCAGCGTAAAGGACTAAATTCCAGCTGTCCCGTAAACACCGCGCGGATCGGTCCAGCCGAACGCGTAACGCTCGGTGGCCTTGTAGCGCATGCTGTCGGTCTCGAAGTCACCTTCCATCGACTTCTCAAGGCCGCGACGCATCGCAAGCTTGAGACCCTCTGGCGCGTCAGTCTGCACCCACCATGCGGTGGTGGAGGTGATACGCGAAAGGTTGGCCTGACCGCCGTCCAGCAATCCCATGGATTTCACGGGATTGATGTCATTATTTGCGGTGCCAGCACGCAGAACAGACTTGAGGAGAACCTCAGCCTGAAACACGTTCGACGGGCCTGAGACGATCTTCTTCGGCGTCAGGCGGATGCGCTTGCCGTTGTTGTCAACCGCGTTGCGGATTTGAATGAGCATCTGCTCAAGCGAAGTCTGCGACAGGTTGGCAGCCGTGGAAAGCTGGTTCGAGAACGTACCCGTGGCAATCGGGTGGTCCGTGGCAACGAGCGACTTACCGTCACCGCCTGCGTACGCGGCGTTGAAGGCGCGGTTCAGGACGTTGGCACCAAGGGTTTCCTTGGTTTCGATCAGCGACTGTGCGAGGTGACGCGCATAGGTCTGACCGATACGGATGTGGTCGCCGTCTTCGACGAGAACCTTCGTCAGCGCGAATGCAAGGCCGTAGACCTTGTAGACGTAACGCTGGATGAAGAGAACGCCACCAGACTGATACGTGACGGGCATACCGTCCGGCAGTTCCGGTGCAGCGCCAAAGCCGAACAGGACAGGCTCTTCGTGGTAGTTCCGGGGGATACCCTTGAACTCTTTGAAGACCTGCGCCCACTCGTCTGCACGCTGGTCATAGATGCCGTTGAACTCTTCGTTCAGGATCGGCTCGACGATGGAGCGGAAGTCAGTACTCCGCATTGGGGTAGCCATTGATCAGCCCTCCTTAGTAAGCAGCCACGTCAGCGACGTTCTGATGTTCGCTGATCTGGACCTGTGCGATGACGTAAGTGTCACCCCAGTTGTTGTCGGGACCGGGCGTGATGCCGATCAGGCGGAGCGACGCGTTCGTGGTGGCAGAAGCGACGTCAAGCATCATCTGGCTGATGCCGACAACAGTCGAACCAGTACCGATGGTGGTGAAGTCATACTGCTTACCGATGTCGGTCACGGCCAGTGCAGCGTTGCTCTGGATTTCGTAAACGATGGTCGGGTCGAGCGTGACGTAGGCAACGATGTCAGTCGCTGCAAGCGAAGCGGTCCACTTGTTGGAAACGCGACGACGACCGTCGCTGTCCGTGAACTCAACGCCTTGGAAGGTGCCGATGAAGCGGTCGCCGATGGCTGCCGCTGCGATGGTGCCTTCGCCAGTCGAAGACGTAACGATCTTGACCGGCTGGTTCTGGAGAATGTTCGACGCGTAGCCCGTGAGGATCGTGTAAGCGGTGGGACGAACCACGCCGCTTGGCGAATACACAGGACGGAGGCCGAACGGCTGGGATACCGAAGACATAGCCTTATACCTCTTGTTAGTTGAACGGACCCGCTACTCGAAAATTCCGTAGCGGGGGTTGTGATCGCGCATCTCGACCAGACCGTCACCTTCGTACAATGTGCTTCCCGAACCTTCTGCCTGTTGCCGCATGATCTCTGCGGTTTCAGCCAGCTTGTTCTCCTCACGCAACGGTGCGTCGTGGTGGGCTTCCTGCATGAACTTCTGATACAAAGTCGTGGGAAGCTTAAACGCGATCATCTCGTTGACACCAATCAGGCCGGACCATTCGCCCGTCTTGATTGAGGCAAACTCCATGCCCGGAACCTCCGCTGCCTTGATTGGCTCGTACCCAAGCTGAATACGACGGTGGATCGGGTCACGAGGGTTTGTCGTCGTGAGCCAGCACACATGGTAACCCGGCATTTCCGGCAAATCGGGAAGTGCGTCGTTAAACAATTGTGCGCGGAACATTTCGAGCCGGTCGTCTTCAGAGACTTCACGATTTTCGGCGACCTGACGGTCTACGAGTTCGCGGCCCTGCCGACCTACATCGGGTTCCTTCTTCAGGCGATCATCAGATACTTGCGTCATGTTGGCATACTCCTTTTAGTTAGCCGAACTTTTGTCGTAAGCCTGATAAGCCTTGAGCATCTGGTTACGACGCGGAACGTCATCCCAGATACCAGCTTCAATCATAGCCTGTTTACGTTCGGGTGTCACGTAGATTTCTTTCTTGGTCGAAACGGGCGCGTGCTCACGCGTCGTTCCGGTCGGTGGGGCCTTGCGTTTGGCCGGTGCAGAGGGGCTGTCGTCACCGATGCGCGCAGCCACGCGGCGGGTCAATTCGTGCCAGTATTCGGAGGACTTCGGGTCATAGCCTGCGGCTGCAAGCTGGTTGTCGATTACCTTCGTGATGGCGCTGTCTTCGTCGCGTCCAGCGGGGTCATACCACGGATTGGCGCTCATCCACTCCTTGGCGTAGTTTACAACGCGCTGATCCGGTCCCGGATTGGCGTGCTGCTGACGGACCTGCTCGACCTGCTGCTTGGCCTGCCACAGTTGTGCCGCCTCGCGCTGCGCTTCATCACGCAGACGCATGGCCGCCGCCACGTCGTCACCATTGCCAGCCTCGACCGCGCGGGCGATGATGGCTTCGGCCTGCTTGACCTCGTTCTGGACCTGATTGAAACGCTGGTCGATGGCCGAGACGTTGTTGGCAAGCGTGTTGCCCTCGATGGCCGAGACGCGACGCAGCAGGGCGTCGTTCTGCTCACGCAGCAGGGCAAGTTCAGCGTCTGCACGCTCCTTGGCACGCTGGCGCACGGCCTGACGCTTCTGGCGCTTGATGCGGTTACGGTTGACGATCTCGTCGTCGCTGTCGTCCTCGCTGTCGCCGAGACGCTCGTCTCCGCTGTCCTCGTCCTCGTCCTCGTCATCCGCCTCCGGCTGCTCGTCCTCTACGGGCGGCTCACCTTCAATGACAACGATGTCGTCATCGCCGTCGTCTTCTGTGATCAGATTTTCTGACATTTCTGTGCTCCTAGAGGAAAGCCTTGACGGCGAGCGGGTCACCAGTGACCTTACCCACCAAGTCAAGGTCGTTGAAGATCACGACGATGGCCTCTTCTCCATCATCGGTCTTTACCGACCAACGGTCGCCGCCGTAGCGGGGCACGCGCACGAAGTCGCCGACTTCGCACCACGACCCTTCGGGCCAGCTTTCCATTGTGTTGCGGTTTTTGAACGCGAGGCTGCCGATGTCGATCACCTTGGCTACCTGCGTGTTGTAGTGTTCCGTCTCGCGGATGTCGTTCGAGAGGATGATGCCGCCCTTGGTCTTCGTCTTGGGCGTCCGTATCTGACACAGGACGCGGCTGCCGAAGGGCTTTACGCCCGCGTCGCAGCGCGGGAAGGCTTCATCGAGGCTGTCATAGCCAAATTCTACACTGTTTGCATTGATCTGCATATGTGCTCCATTGCAGGGTTAAAATTCACGTTTGTCTGCTTCGGCTACCGTGTCGATCAGGACTTCCTTGGCGCGCTGCAATCCAGCGTAGATGCCAAGGGCGCGTCCATAGTCGAACTCGGTCTTGCCCGAGGGCCTCTCCATCGCCTCAACAGCCATCGCTGACTGCTCTGCCTCGAGACGTTGGAGGAGGGTTTCGATCCTCACGCAGGCGTCTTGGGTGACTTGCCGACGGTCGGCATGATACCCATCGCCATCTTCTTATGCTGATTGATGATGTCGCTGCTCGGCTTCGGGCTGGTGCCCTTCGGCGTCGCGCTCTTCGCGTTATTCTCTGCCATGTTGGCCTCCTTATGGATTGGGGTTTATCCCAGTGCCTGTGGTCACTGCGATGCGTTCGCCAGACATGATCTCGGCCTGTGCAAGCTGCATCGCCGTCTGGTTGTCTTGCTGGTTCATGGTCATACGGGCGTTGATCTCCGCCGACTTGCGGGCGTCCTCGCGGTCCTGCTTCATCTGCTCAAGCTGCTGCTCGATCTGAAGCTTCTGCGCCTGAAGCTGCGCCTCGACCTGATCCTGCTGCGCCTGTGCTGCCATCTTCTGGCCCTCAAGCTGCATCTGGCCCTGCATCTTCTGACCCTCAAGCTGCATCTGCGCCTGATCGCGCTGTGCCTGTGCCTGAAGCTTCTGGCCCTCAATGGCCGTGCGCGGGTCTTGCGGCGGCTGCGGCGCGAACTGCTGCATCAACTGCGTGGCCTGCGCGATGACAGGCGGCAACGCTTGGAAGATGTCGCCAGCCTCCGTAACAACGTTCAGCGACGCCTCGGCCAGCATCCGGTCGAACGCACGCTTGGCTTCGGGGTCTTTCAGCGTCTTCATGTCCTCGCTGATGTCGATGCCGGACGTGTCCTCGGCTAGATCGAGCACGGTCGCCGCATACCACAACGCCATGTGTTCCTTGATGTGGTTCAGGATGCCCGGGATGAAGGTCGTCGCAAACAGCGGGTTCGAGCCGAACATCGGGTTCATCAGGTAGTCGATGTGCGTCTTGAGGTGGGCGAGGTGATCCTGCTCGGGGAAGGCCGTTACTGGCCGGCCGAGCGAGGCCGCGACGTTCTCGTTGACCGCGTTCTGCTCGGTCGGCTCCATCGCCGGGTTGAGCAGCTCCTTGGCGTCGGGCACCTTGAGGGTCTCGAGGATACGCTCCTCGACCTTGCGGATGTTGTAGAGCTGCGGCATGGCCGCAGCGCGCTGCGACACCGCCTGCACCTGCGCGAAGCGTTGCGCCTCGCTGAAGATGTTCGGGTCGGACACAGGCACGACGTCCATCGGGCCGTTGAAGTCTGCGCGCGTTGCCAGTTCCTCGCCGACTTCCTGCTCGGTGTCCTCGTCGTCGAGATACATCGCGTTGAGGCGGTGCAGGATGCGCAGCGTCTTGCCCATTGCGTTGTGCAGGCGGGCGTGGATCGACGAGAAGACCGTCATGCCCTCTTGGATCAAGGCCAGCGTCGTGCCGACCGGCGCGTTGGGGTTTTGGTCGGCCAGATTGTCCATCGACGTGCGGACGACGCCCTTGCCTGCATCGACCACGAAGCCGAGCAACTGGAACAGCGTCGGCGATGGCGGGTTGAACGGGATCGGCATCGCCAGCTTGCGGACGTCGTCCACGTTCAGGCCGCCTTCGATCTCCTCGACCTGCGTCGGCTGGATGTTGAGGGACTGGCCGCCGCGTGTGCCGCCCTTCAGCTTGAGCATCGTCGGCACGTTCTGGATGTGCGCGCTGTCCATCAGGGCGCGCAGTGCGCCCGTTGCGGCTGCGCTCAGGCCGCCGATCATGTGCGGCAGGCCGATTGGGTATGCGCCGCGCCACGGCACGAAGGGCCACTCCACCATGTGGACAAGCTCTTCCTGCTGCTGGTCGTCAGGATCCCAGTTGCGGTAGATCGACAGCACCTCCTTCGACGTGTGGTCGATGGTCACCAGATAAGGGGCCAGGCCGAAGTTGTCCTCAAAGTCGAGGTAGCACGCCACCTCGAAGACGGTGCGCAGGCCGTCCTCGTTGTAGCTGTTCTGCTCCCTGCCTT